AATCCTTCAGTGACAAGCCCAGCTTCTCCTTTTATGAACCCAGCCTTTTGGGCATCGCTCACGCCATTTAAAAAGTCAAGACCGGAGCCCATTGGGTCTGCGCCGCCTCCTGCTTGTCTATGATCGGTATGGTTCATAGCAGCTTCTATTTTTTGTGCCACTTGAGCTTTAATTGCATCCATAGAACTAGATGGTTTTAGAGCGGCCGCAGCTGCAGCCGGGCTGCCCCAATCTTGATTTCTCAGGTGCCTGGGCCCGCTCGCCTTTGAAAAGGGCATAACTTCAGAGTCCCAATGATGATATGAAAATTCTACCTGCAATGTTTGGTATGAATCATTAGAACTTAAATTATAATCTTGGCTGATAATCGTTTTAGGATAAACTTCATGTAAAGTCACCATATATCTATCTCTATCCGGTCTATCAAGTTGGAACATTTTAATGCTGCCAACATAATCTTGATAATATTGTACGTTCCAAGTCTCCCTATTAAAGGTCAAATCATGCCAAGCTTCAAAAAACACTTTCTCTGGTAAACCCGGTCGGCACATAAACGTTAAATTAATTGGCCCATATGTTACTCCGTGGACAATCTCTCTTTGTGGTCCATAACGCAAAGAGTCAGGAGTTGTTCTTAAATTTTGGCCTGGAAAACTTGCGTTTTCGATTAACATCTCTATATACTTCTCCGGTCTTTGTCCAGGTGGATATATCTCTACTCTAAATCTATTTTGGCGAGCTAAATCTTTAGCAGTAATTTCAGCTGCAACTTCTTGATATGGAGAAGGGCCCGCTGTGACAGCGGCCTGACCTTCTTGGGAGTCGCCTAGATTATCCTCGTCACCACCATATCTATTGGCATCTTTTCTGGTGGCATCTTTTCTGGCCATATACTGTTCTTTTGTTTCAGGTTTGACCACAGGATCGGTTTTAATTTTATTTTTGGGCTGGCTCTGATACTTACCCATATCGGCGACATCCGACATTGTTCCACCCTCGTATCCGTCTGATGCGTATGCCATTTTATTGTTCCCCCATTATACTTCTTCTGGTATCTCGCCAGACCTTTCTATTTGTTACTTGTTGTTTATAATTCCAATCACCACTATAAAACCCTTGTACAGGTAATAAGCTGCCAATTAACATATCATCTAAAGGCAATCGTAGAAAATGAGATTTTACCTGTTGCTTAAGATATCGTCTAACAATAGGTCGAACCAATTTCCAATTCTCTATCAAGTCCCAATAAACTTCAACCTTATCTTCCCTAGAATATAACTGTAGTCGTTCTAAAAGTTCTATTCTCAGCGGTATAGGTAAAAAATGAAAGTTTATTCCTGTAAATCCGTTTTTATGACTTTCAAAGGGAAGAACTATTGGAAATATATCATAATATTTTAATTTAAGAGCCCCTTTAGGTCTATAATGAAATAAATTTAGCATACCAAACTCCGGTCTACTCACAACCCTACCTTCTTTATGACCCTGCATTATGTGTTGTGTAGCTGAATATCTGTCTGCTCCTAAACTTTTAATCTTTCTTTGGTACCATCTAATTGATAATTCTCTCCCCTCAGCAGAATCTTTGATTTCTTGAAATAAACTCATACATTACTATTTATCACAATCCTAAAGTTTTTTCCGTCCATACATCAAATATCCAGCCCCGATCCTCACAGTATTTTTGTGCAGCTTCCCATTTAGCACTATTTCGGCCCCATTCTCTCACTTCATATAGATAACCTTTAGTCTTACGTTTACCTTGCTTCGGCGGAACAAGATATTTTGATGGTTTGACTTCAATTATACGAATTTCTGTCATCTGGCCTCGTTTAATCTTAACCATAAAGTCTGGGTAATATCTGTGTAGTTTATTATCCCACGGTGATATATAAGGTATAGCAAACTCCTCACTAGACCACTCCAATACATTCTCATTACGGTCGAAATAGACCATACAGTGACGCTCCCACATAGAACGATAAATAATATTCCGTGGGTTTCCCTTATATTTGTCTGGATCATTAGGCTGAAACCGACCTTTATATGGTTTTCTATTACTAAACTTTTTCTTTTTCATATAAATACTTATAACAATTGGAGGAATAGAAAAATGGCACATATTGCGGGCCACCCAGATACCGGACAGCATCCATGACAACATTAACTTTCCCAGCTAACAAAAACTTTGGTGCTACAGCAGAAACCGCTGGCTGGATGAAATTTCAAGCTTTTGAAATAACAGGTGGATATGGTTCTCAGAGAGATGCTGAACAAGATTATACGGAAAAAGGTCCATCTATAAACCTGCCTATACCAACAGGACCTTCAGTTTCTTATGCACAAGGTTGGAATCAAGAAGATGTTGGTTGGGCTTCGTCAATGCTTGGAGAGACCATGTCTAAGGACCTGAGCACCCATAACAAAGCGGCAAGAGCAGTTAGCGACATTGGCACGCCAACGACGCTGGTGGCACGGGGCCCAGACGATCCACGTGGGCCCGCCCATACCGAAATGGGCCGACATGTCCATGCAATCGACAGCATCACCAGTTCCTTCAATAGCATGAAGGCAAGGGGAGCTGATATCAGGTCCCAAGCTTCTCAAGGATATGGAGCAGGTGCATTGGGGCTGCTCGGGCAAGCTTTAGGGCAACCATTAACCCAAGGTGTAACAGGGCTTGCAACCGCAGCAGAATCTATGGTCACATATACTGGCCCAATGTATAGAGAATTTTCATTTAATTTTTCTTTAAAACCAACTTCCAATGTAGAAGCGGATACCATTGATAAAATTGTTAAACAATTTAAAATTTCTGCGGCTCCAGAACAAATAGCTAATAAGGGGTTTCGTATCTATGCTCTACCATATGTTTTTGAAATAACATATCATTTTAAAACTGCTCCGAATGAACGGATGAATAAAATAGGTAAATGTGCATTAACCAATATGTCTGTAGCTTATGGCGGAGATAGATTTACTACATTTGAAGATGGAAATCCAGTTGAAGTTGCTCTATCCTTATCTTTTAAAGAAATAGAGCTCCTAGATAAAAAACGAATAGCAGCAGGATATTAATATGTATTTCGATAGAGGATTTCCAAAAATAAACTATGATGTTAATGGTGATGGTGTTACAATCTTAGCTGAAGATATACTCACTAGAATTATAATTAGAGATAAAGCATTTAGCTCCTATACTGCTTATGCTAAACATTTTGTACAAGAACATGAAACTCCAGAATCTATAGCAACATTAGTTTACGGCAGACCAACATATCACTGGGTTGTTTTAATGTTTAATAGAATGTTTGATAGATATTATGATTGGCCCTTGACAGAGCGCCAACTACAACTATACGCTAATGACAAATATGATGATGGTGATGACATTCATCACTATGAAGCACCACAAACATCTGGAGATACAAACACCAAACTCATTGTTGAAAGTACAGCCCCTTTTGCTATGCCTATAACTAATTTAGAATACGAAAGAAACCTTAATGATGAAAGAAAGGTCATATGGTTATTAAAACCAGAATATCTAGGTCTATTAGAATATCAATTTAACGCTCTTAAACATGGAAGATATTATTAATGGGTAATGTAGTAGAATCACTGGCAGCAATAAACGCTATAAAGGGTGGAGAAAAAAACTTCCAACCAGGATTCGGGTTTTTAGACTCTTGTACTCTACACCACGGAGCAGGTAAAGAATATCCTATTGGTGATGTATTAAAAAAAATATACCTATATGAAGATATAGAATCTATTGGTGTCCATGGCTGGTTAGAAATGGAAGATAACATCAATTTAATTGAATCTGGTCTAATTATAGGTGAAGAACTATTGTATCTTAAATTTGAAACAGCTGGTGCTACTGAGGCAGGCCAAATCGAATTCGGTGTAGATTACACCACACACCCATTATATGTATTTGGTATCCAAAACCTTGGATATCTAGATAATGAGTTAGAAAGGCCCTATCCTGTCTTAACATATAGAATTCATTTCTGTTCATCTGAAATGATTAGAAATGAACGTATGAGGATATCTAAAACCTATAAAGGATTATATTCTGATATTGTAAAAGATATTTTAGAAAATGATTTAAAAACCTTAAAGCCTTTAAATCAAGGAAGAGCTGTCGATACCTTAGATACTATTCATATTACATCTCCTAATATGAAGCCATTTGATTTTATATCATTATTACCTCATCATTGTAGGACATATGAATCAATGGTAAGTGATATGGATATGGGAATTTCTGGTAAAAATCAAGTGCATAAAGGAGAAAGACATAATTTTGTTTTTTATGAATGTGCAATGCGACACGGGGATAAAGGTGGTTTCTTCTTTCTGCCTATTATGTCAGAAAGAGATGTTTCACTATCATTTACTTTAAAAGCTGCCGACTCGACACTAGGTGAAGAAGGTGCAGAGGCTGCGATGCCTTCGGCAACCATGCCGGGTGGAGCTGGTCTAGAAGGTGCATATCTTCAAGCAACTGGTTTTAATTTTAAAAATACAGGTGACAAATACTCTACTATACCTAGTGGGATTTGGGCAAGCAAACTGATAGATTTTGACCCCTTCACCAAAAATGTTGATGTTTATAAATCTGATTATATTAAAAACTTAACAGAACAGCGACATAGCCATGCTTCTGAAACTTTAGTATATCATCCTGGAGATGTTCCAAAACGTCTATCAGAATATCCTGACGGTGCTTTAAGGATGCACGCCCAGCAAACAAATAAAATATCCAATATCAACCCAAACACTAGGAGAGTTGAATTCCCTTGGGGTTCTAAAGGAACAGCTCAAAAACTACACAGGCAAATGGAAATAGGCCAAGTACTAGGTTATATGAGATTAGAAATAACTCTACCCGGTATATCTGGCATATCAATAGGTATGGGCGCTGGAGCTAAATTTCCTGATGTAGGTATTATGGCAGGACAACCAGGTGTGCCACATGCAAAAAGAGTATTTGAAAGTTGGTTTAATAATTCTTGGATTATTACTAAAGTAGCCCACACCCTAATATTTAAAGGTGATAATCCTGACTATTCTACAACTGTGGAAATGGCCAACACCATGTCGAGTACCTTTGAAGAATTCCCAAATAATGGAACTCTTGGAGCTAGAGGACACCCCGGCGGCAGATAAAAAAAGCCCCGCCGAAGCGGGGCTATAAGTACTTCAAGAATTGCTTAAAAATTATCCATCATCTGCCAATTTTGCAAAATAATCTAAAGTTTCATTACCTTCTGTTGTATCTAAAACTTCAGGTGTTTTCGGTAGGGTTGGAGTAAAGGATTCTACTGTACCTTGTACAGAAGTACCAGTAAGGACTTTATGAAGTTTTTCCTTAAGCTCATCATAAGTCTTAAAGTTCTTTACGTTTGTAAATTCCTTTAAACTGTTAATTTTACCATAAACTTCTTCTAATTTCTCATCAACACCATCATAGAGCTCAGACTGAGAATCAAACTCAGATTTATCATAATTCCAAAAACCATCTACCTTACGGATTTTAAGTTTGAAATTAGCACCTTGCCAGAAATCAAAAGGATTTAAGGGAGTTTCATCCTCGAATTCTGGATTCATAGCCTCTGTAATCTTGTCAAAAATCTTTTTACCAAATTTATACAAGCATACTCGACCATCATTCTCTGGGTGTTTCGGATCACTTACGATAAGAACATTGGCATAATACTTCAGGATACGTTTCTGTTTACGAGCTGTATCCTTATCAGCCTCATTACCACTGTTCCATAACTCTGTATTATATTCTGATACGGGGTCATTTTTGTTAATCGTAGTTAGTGAATTTTCTATGTACCAACCGCCAGGTCCACTAAATGCATGGTTCCATATACGGGCCCAAGGCAAATCTTCACCTTCGGGTTGGGGTAGAAAACGTAGTACTGCATAACCGTTGCCGGATTTATCCAAATCTGGTTTCCAAAAACGGTCATCGCCAAATGATGCCACTGGGGCATTAATTTTACCTAGTTCTGTTTGAAGTTTATCAAACGAACCAGATTTCTTTTTTAAGTCTGCAAAAGACATATTTAAAATCTCCTATAAGTATCGTTTTATATTAATCGTATGTTTACAACAGTAGCTTGTATAAGCGCTACCATTACTATTTATAATAACATTATTTCTAACATTTGTCAAGGCTTTTTAATCTAAACTAGGTGTCCCCTTCGAGCTCGATAGCAGTCCAAAGCCGGCGGCTTTGGACTGCTATGTTTTAAAACTTTTACTTATTTCACCGCAAGGAGAAATTAGTTTGTCGAACTGTCGTTGTCCTCATCACCATCATCTGACGTATTATCATCATCACCA